GTTTCCTACAAGACCAGACTATATCATTACCTATTTCTAGGCACTTCGCTTTTCGAACTCTCTTGAGTTCTACTCCCTACAAAGGGATAGTCGTTGAACCTTCATCTTATCTCTAAGATGCTTAGCTGCTGATTATCCATTGTTACATCTTCTTGACTTTTTATAACTGTATCACTCTATCCTTACGAATTATGTGATGTAGTGCAAGAAGCTTTAGGAATTCCCAGCAATTAACGAAGTTTTCAGTCGCATATACCTATGCAACGGGACTATAAATATAATCCTGCTGTAGATCAACGCTTACATTACGATTTACTCAGTTGAAGTAAATCTCTTACAGTTTCCTGCAAGGCTAGACTATATCATTCTTATATTATTGACTTAATGAACTTCTTGAATTTATCTTTGGAGGATAACTCTTTCTCAGTAATGAAGTAAAAATCATATCCTTCTTTGATCGCACTTCTCTTTTTACATTTTACTTTCTCATCTATCCTGTTCTTAGGTTTAACTTCTAGGATTATATTTTCTAAGGAAAAATCTGGCACGTAATTATTGATCTCTCCTTTATACTTATACAGGATGACTAAATCCTCGTAAGAATAATCAATACTTAACTCATCGAGGTACCTAGCTACTTTAAATTCAAATCCACTCCTCAAATAAATTTTCCCTAAACAATTGGACTCGTACCAACCTGAATTAGTATTTTTATTCTTCAATCTAGAAAGAAGGTCATCTCTATAATCCTCATCGTTACGTATCTTCTTTTTATGAGATTTAGACATCCTTATTTTAAACTTCTCAAATTCTTCAGGGTTATTATTTCTATAATCCCTTCTATATTGAGCAAGTCTTTGAGAATCTTCTTCTGTCCAATTACTCTTTTTAACTTTTGATATCTTCTTTGAGACTTTCTCCTTATATTCAGAATCAGACCACTTTTCTTCTTGAGCTTTTGACTTCTTTTTACTACAATTCTTACTAATATAATTTATACCTTTTTGAAATTCTCTAGCTTCTTCCTTTGTCATCCCGTGCCTCTCTTTTAAGTGTTTTACGTTTATTATTTTTAATTTTTTACTACAAATAGGACAAACTACATAATCAACACCTTCTAGAGATTTCATTTTTATATTCTCCTTATTAAATCAATAATATAATACCTCGCTTTTCGATTCCCTTTGGAATCTACTCTCATGATGAGATAGTCGTTGAACCTTCCTCTATTCGAGGCTTGGCTGCTGATCATCCAATCTCTTAATTTTTTAGCAATTAGTACCTAAGTTTATTTCATCTTAGCACCGTAGCATTAAGAGCTCTAAGGAAGTTCCAGCAATTAACGAGGTTTATTCTGCACTTTCTTTTTCCAAGATTATGCAGCGTCGAAACTATACAGAGTAGTTAGCTTTCTAGTCTTAGCAATGATTGGTAATGTTGCAATCTTTAAGCTGACTCTAGGTGCAGTTACAGGAGCTGTCTCAAAATCTGCCCTGTACTCAGCATATATAACTTCAGATGTAGAGCTATCACCGTCAATAGTAATTTCACCAGATTCATAATCGATAACATTATCGTCACCAGAAATGTTATCTCCTTCCAGCTTGCCATCACCATCGTCAGTTATTTCTCCGCCATCCCAAGTTAACTTAACAGTACCGGGTCTTATCGGAGTCCATGCAAGATTCCATTCTTCTTCAGATCCAGAAAATCCATCTACAGAAGCAACTTCTTCAGTTACTTCTTCGCTAGAATATTCCCAATTACCTCCACTAAATTCTTTTGCAGAAGTAATTTCGTCACCAGCACTTACCGAACCTTTATCATCACCGTATAAATACTTAACATAACGAATCTCGCCAACTCTGTTGTCCATCGGCTGAACCGAAACGCTTCCTAAAATTGCTTTTAGGGGTGGACTATATCATCATCTCATATTAAAATTACAAATATGAGAGCTGGACGCTATTTGTGACTTATTGTTGGAATAACTCATTCACTAGTCTCTGAACCTTCCTTAATCTATTAAAATTCCGATTAAGGCTTGGCTGCTGATTGCCTATTTAAATCTAAGGGGTATTTATTTAATATAGAGGGTAAATTATCAAAATCATATAGATATTCAAAATAATACCCTAAATTTTTAGCAGATTGCATTTTTGTTGTGTCTATATCTTCCTTATACGTATACTCACTTTTTACTTCAACAATTAAATTATAATTAGGAAGATAAAAATCTGGGATGTAGTTTCTTTTTCTACCTATATAGTTATAAGGTATAAAAAGCGATTCATATTCAAATTCAAATCCATTTTCAAAAAAGTATTCAGCTGCTTTTATCTCTAATTTACTTCTAAAAGAATATTTGTCTTTCCCGATCTTTACGTTATATGTTTTAAAAGATAATTTATCTAAAAGAGCAGTTCTTTCTTCGGGAGTTAAAGACTCCCAATAATCTGCAACTGACCCTGCAATTTTATTACAAATCTGCTCCTTTTCTTCTGTTTCTTCGATATCATCCCATCTATTTACCATTGCTATAGATAGTTTTTTGTTTCTTTTATTCAATTTTTCTTCAGAAGCTTCATTCCACCATTTTTTCATTTCATTTGATCTCTGAATTTTTAAATTATCTAATTCTTCTTTAGATAAATTATCCCACCACTTTTTAACTTTTTCAGAATTTTGTTTTTTCACCCTAGCTCTATATTCAGGGTTTTCTTTCATCTTTCTTTGAACTGTTTCTGATATTTTATTACTAATTTTATTACAAAAATCAGGATTTTTTCTTAATTCTTTTAATTTCTTTTGACCAGATGTATATAATTTTTTAATTTTTTGTTTTTGTTCATTTTTATTTAAACTATTCCAATGGTCAATAGCAGCTTTACCTCTTTTTTTACTTGTTGATTCACAAACTATACTTGCATCTGGATATTTTTTCTTATATTCTTCTTTACTTAAACTATGTGATACATTAAGATGTTGAGTCAAAACTTTCTTTTCTACACCGCAAATTTTACAAACTACCTTATCCTTCATTATAAAAACCCCCGTAAATAGGTTTCCAGCAATTCATCCAGTTTTATACAACAGTCACCTGTTGCAGACCCCGTTTTTAAACTAGGTCATTAATTATCATATTCGGAACAACAGCTGTTAAGATCTCAAGTCCAAACTTTTTGAAAGGTCCAATATCTGAAGGCTGAGTCGTTTCATACATATTTTCAGCTCTCTTGATTCTATTCTCCAGATTTTCTAAGCAAGTAGCCAATACTACCTGCTGAGAAGTATGCATACTACTGCCATCTTCGCTCAATGTTTCATTTACAACTTCAATATGATCTGACCACTTCTCAACAAGTGGCATTTTTTGATCATAAAATTTATTTCTTTCTTTTAACAATTCACTCATCGTTTATTCCTCCTGTTGTGTTATTTTTTATGAGTTTTTGGCGTGTCGTATTATTTCGCCTAATTTACGTCTATCTTCGGTTTTCCCGTCATCTCTTTCAGGTATTTCTGCCTCAGCTGTGTCTTGGAAAGACCTTTCTTCTCTTAAAGACATGTTCAGTTTTTTAAATCTTTTCTGACGTTTAAATTCTCGCTCTACAACTGAATGAACTCTATCTAAATCAGAATCATCTAAAGACTCAGGAAGTTGTTCTCTTACACTAGAATAGTCTACACCTTTATTTCTGCAAAGAACTTGAGTGTAATCCTCTACTAAATCACTATAGGATTCAAGTATTTCATTCTTATACTTTACTTCCTCTTCTAAGTCTTTTATCTCTGATTTTAGATAAGAAATTTCTTCATTCATATCAGAAATTTTCTCCAACTTATCTGCAATAGTGTTGCAGATGACATCTGGATCATCTGAACTTACCTCTAAGAGATTTTGAAGTTTCCAAACCAAGCTTTGAGCAGTCTTTACCTCGTCCTTCATACTATTAAGTTCTGACAATATTTCTGTTTTGTATGATTCTGGTAGATTAGTGCCTACCGATTTTAACTCTTCCTCTGTAAGTGACAGAAGATGAGTTTTGAACTGATTTATCTCTTCTAGAACAGCATCTTCTAATGCATCTAATTTATGATCAAGATTATCAAATTCTTGATCTAAAGACTTATTAATTTTATGAACAACTCCGCCACCAGATGATATATCCATTCCAGATTTAATTTCTGCAATCCGTTCGTGTGCTTCTTTTAAATCTTCCTTTAGTCTTTCTATCTTATTATCATCTTTACAACCAGTACACCCAGTTTTGATAGAATTTTCTAATTTTTCTACTAAAGGATTAAATTTTTCGTTTTCAGTAGATTTTATTAAATTCTTCATTCTAATTAACTCTTTTTTATCGCCATTTGCAATAGCATCTTCTACCTGCTTCTTCATAGAGTTTATAACCTTATTTCTCTTCTTTTCTATATTAATATCATTTCCTTCATTGAAAGATTCTAATCTAGCAGGTTTATTCGAGGGCAAAGCAACCATATCCCAAGTAACAAAGAAATACGAATCAGACTCAACCACCTGTTCTCCGTTTTCTTTAACAACATTACCTGCTCCCCTAGAAGATGCTCCTATTTTAGATCCGTATTCGTATAAAGAATCCAATATTCTGCCATTCGGAGTATCTAGTATATCTATTACTCCTTCTACTACTCCTTTATTTTCATTTATCCAAGCATCATTTATATGATGAGATACTTGTTTAAGTTCTATTTCTAATCTATCTTCTTGCTCTGGAGGATGATCTGCCTCTCCAAAAAATGTTTTGGTTTCTTTCATTTCTTTAACTAAGTCGGATTCTAAAACATTTTCCCATAATTCTTTCTTATACCTTCTACCGTTTCTAGTTTCTTTAGTATAATCAGCTAGAGGTCCTTTGATCCTTCTCAAAACGCCACTAGGAAGTTCTTTAGACTCCTTCAAAGTTTCAAAATTATCGTCAGCTCTTATTGTATCTTCTAAGAGTTTCATTTATCCACATCACCTCCCTGCTTCAAATTAACCTCTTGAAGCTGGTCAATTTCATTAATTATAATTTCCACTAAATCTATGCAAGTAGCAGGTAATTTACCTGTTTCTAAATAAAATCCTAAGTAAGCTAAAAAATCATTTAATCTTAAATCATCTTTTAATTTATCCAGATCAACATTTCCATGCTCAATTTCTATTAAAGAATGGGTAATAAAAGAAGATATTGCTTTAGCTTTTTCTATGTCTTCAATTTTATCAAATTTTTTGAAGTTCTTATAAAATATTTTGCTTTCCATCCTCATGAAAAAATCCTTAGCGTAATCAGACAATGAGAATAAAAATTGATAAACCTCCTGAGGTACTTCTTCAGAATCTAAAACTAAATCAATGTATTCTTCTGCTCTATGTGCCTCCTCCTGATCAGAAAAAGCTATTTGATGTAAAACTTCCAGCACATCTCTCCTATCCACAAACTATCATCTCCCCCTAAAACCTCTTTCTTCTTCATCTTCGTCATCATCTTCATTATCTTTCTTATCCTCTTCATCAATAAAAGCTACTTTTCTTAAATCAGGATATTTTAAAACTCTATCAATTAAAAACTTAGTAGCTGATGTTAAATCCACATCATTCTCGTCTATATATCTATCAAGCAAAGATACTATATCATCTACAACTCTCATCTTCTCACTAAGCTCCTCAACTTTTTCTAATTCTTCTACAGTAACAGGAGCAGTTACTTTAACTTTAAATTTATTTACTTCGTCCTCTCTGCCTGATTTTATTAAATATATATTTAATAAATCCTGTATTCCTTCTTCTAAAGCTTTTATTACTCTTTTAACTGATCTAGAAAACCTTACATCTAATTTAGTAAGAGTAGCATTTCCTAATCCTCCCGGCAACGAATTATGAACAAAAATACCAGCATTCATTAATCCAAAAGTGTGACTTTCATTTTCTACACCAATATCATAAGCATCCTCAATAACATCTAATTCTTCAACTTTAACTACCTTATGATTAACAGATTCAGATAATTTTTTTAAATCAGGTTTATCGTTCAAATATTCCATTAAATTATCATATAACATATACCCTCTAGGTTTATTATTCGAATAAATCTCTTTAGTAACTTTATCATATTCTTTTTGTAACTCTCTATAAAAATTTTCTGCTCTAACTTGATTTCTCATTGCCGTTTGACATTCCTGACCACAAAACACATTACCTATACCGTCAAGTAATTTTTCATATTTATCTGGAGTAATATGCTTGACGATTTCTTCTCCACAGTTATTGCATACAACTGTATAATCAAACTTAATTCTTTTTCCATCCCATCTTGCTTTTTTAATTTTTTCTTGCCATTCAAGGACATCCTCTTCTGAATATTTTTCTCTTTGTTGCCAAACAGTTCCTCCATTAGAATGGTAATCCAACAATGCCTGTCTGTGATTTTCTCTAGCATCTTCATTCCAAACCAAAACATTATTTTCTCCTTCTTTAAAAGGATTATTACTAGGCTTGCCTGTTAAAGCTTTAGACACATTCCTTCCATGATGCTCTGGTTTTGGAACACCTTTAAGAGCTTCTGATATTTTCTGTTTAGTTTCATCGCTATGTGAAAAATCAGATTCTTTATAAGCTTTATGAAGTTCAACTCCATGCTCTCTACAATGATCAACAGCAGACAATAATTCAAGGTTATCAAAGCTATTATCTATTTTTCTCCTATTTTTATGATGAACATGATATCCATTAGGAATTCTTCCATGTTCAGTTTCAGCAACTAGTCTATGTTCAAGCTTCCACTCGTTTGTTTTATTATCCTTTATATGTCTTCTGCCTCTCTTTATTTTAGAATATAAAGGCATTAATCTATCTTCTTTTTCTAATTCACCAGCATCTTTAAAACTACCATCTCTCAACATAAAAGGATGATCGGGAGTTGCATCAACATATTTACCGTTATCTAAATGCACTCTAACAAAGTTAGCATCTTTTCTAGTTTTCTTAGCATGAATAATTTTTGTAGGTACTATTTTACCGTCTGTATTACATGATAAAATACCTTTACCTACATATTTATCTTTATTTTTTACTATTTCACCTATGGTCCTTGTAGTTCCGTCTAAAAATGTAATTTCAGTATTTTTTCTTAAACATTCCTCCCAACCTAAAAATGCTTTGGTTACTTTTAAACCAGCAAATAATTTATTTCTGAAATAATCTATATCAGTTATACCATGAACATCAGTATTTCCACCATATTCTTGAACATTAATACTACCAACACCGTTCTTTGTAGGTACAACAATTGGATTTATCATAGGTCCCGGATTATTTTGAGTCTGATATAATCCAGAATCAACATCAAAATTTTCCTGAGATCCTATTAGATTTTTAAACTTACTTACCATTCCTCGTACCTTTTTAGGAGATTTTTCTCCAACCTCTAACTCAAAAAGCCTAAGTATTGAAGATCTTGTAAGCCTTGAAGTAATCATCGAATTCTCTAAAAGCCTTAAAATTCTATAGGTAGTAACAATATTCTCTAGAATACCTCTACCTCTTTTTATCTTATATGTTTCCTCTTTATCATTAGTTTTATCTTTAATCGTTAAATTTTCTGATTTACTCGAAGCAGTCATACAAAAATGAACAAATTTATAAGGATCATAAAGCTTAATGCTATTTTTATTGCTCTGCAAATTAGTTTCTGAAGTATCAACTACTGCAAAATTTATTGTTTTACCTTTTTTCTTTAGATTAAATACCTCGTGAGGTTTATCAACTGTTTCAGTATAGTCAGAAATGCCTTCATTACCGTTATTTTCATTATTAACATCAAAAAGTTCTTCATAAACTTCTCCATTTTTAGCTAACTCGTAAGCCCAACTCCAGATCTTATCTTTAACTTTAAAATCCTCTAATTTTTCATTTAAAAATTCTGCTAACTCAGGGTCATCTGAAGATTCTACCCAAGCTATTTCCCCTCTATCATTTTGCTGAGTAGATTCATCTGCATATAATTCTAATGCAGATGATATTAAAACATCCTGTTCCATTCTATCGTACTCTTGATATTCTCTCTGTCTATTAGACGATACTGTTCTTATTTGTGTTACAATCTTCCACATATTTTGATTTGAAGACATCATATTAGATAAGCCTTCTTCTTCATCAAAATTAACGGATTCAATTTGGTAATTATAATCAATATCGAGCCAGCTTCTTACTGCCTCTTTTAAAAAAGCTATAACCAATCACCTCCTACAATATTCCTTGGACATTCTTTTTAATACTTAAGTTTACATTATAAAGAACTAGTGTTCGCTATGTCCCCACAAAAATAAGCAATATTAAAGATAAATTATACTTATGTTTATCCAGTACTAAAAGGAGAAACTTCTTGAGGAGCACCTGCTGTAAAACCATAAACTTTAGATTCATCTAATCTAGCCATAAATACTTCAGTATTAATATAATCATCAGCACCATAGTCTTCTATCTTTTCAAGAACAAATTCTTTATTTTCTTTAGCCCATTCTACTAAATCTTCTGCTTGAGATTCTTCAGCAGTTATCGATACTCTAGCAGGGTTTTCCATAAACTCATCTAACCAAGATTCTATTATTTCTTCAAAACTTTCACATTCTAATCTTTTATAGTCTTGTATAACATTAGGAGACTTATATACAGCTAAGGAATACCCTTTGATTAATTCAACATCTTCTTCCAAGTCTTCTTTCTCTACTTCTTGTTCAGCACTCTCTTTTACTTCTTCATCTTTTACTTCTTTTTCTTCTAACTCCTCTTCTACTTCTTCATTTTCTTTAACTACATCTTCTTTTTTATACTCTTCTAAAGTAGAAACTTTCTTAGGTTCTCTATAATTATTCATATCTTACACTCCTTTAAAATATTATTTTAAAAACTTATTTTAAACTTTCAAATACATTCATATGATTAAATTCTACATCTGCAAAAGAAGCAAAAAGTTCATAAGCTCTTTTATTCTCAGTAACTTGAGCAGACTCATTATAATGTATAACAGCCTCATGTTCAATTTCAGATGAAATTCTTAACATTTCTAAATCAGAACTAGGAAAAGGGAAATCAAAAGAAGTAGGCAGTTCTGGAGGATCAATCTGAAGGAGATCTGCTAAATATTCTTTATGATAACCTTCGTTTCTTCTCGCTGATCTAAAATATGTCTGTAAAATAAAATCATCAGCCTCTTCTTCACATCTACGATAAAATGCCTCGTCTCTAGCCTCAACTTCTAATGCTTTTTCTGCATTTTCTTTTGTTTTTGAACTTAAATCTGTAACAGGAGTAAGTTCATACACAGACGGATAAGATAAGTAAGATGCATCAACACCACAAAAAGGACATTTATCAGGTTTTCTAAAACCCTGATATTCGTGCTCGCAAATTTCACATTTCCAAACCTGGATAACATCAGGCTTGCTAAAAATCTCTTTCAATATTTTAATGCCTCTGTCCATCTAAGCTACCACCTTCTTTCTGTCTATCAATAAACAACACTTATCTCATTATACATTATACCACAAATTAAAGTATTTGTCAAGAGTTTAACTCTTATTTTCACAAAAATAATACCAAAAAATTCAAATAATCTTTACTTAGAAATAAGTTTAATACTTTTTTACTATGTTCTTAATGTCTTGATCTACATTTTCAAATTTTAAAAAAGAATTTATCCAATCACAATGATCTTCATAAAAATTTAAACTAAAGTTTCTAGAGCAACCCTCAGACAAATGACAAATAAATTCTTCTGATGCATTAGAATACCACATATCAATTAAATTATCAGCAATATTATGCATTTTAACTAAATCTTCATGTTTTAGTTGAAATAATGTTATATTATAATTTTCAATTAATATCTTGTTTAATTTATTCAAAACTAGTTCTACAGCTTCTTCATAATCTGAAGGATATCTTCTTTCTTCAATTAAATCCAAGTTACCCCTCACGAGTTAACCTCCTTAAACTTACATAATTATAAAAACTTTTTAATGGGTTTAAATTAAATTAGTTGTTAAATTATCTCTTCCCATTCTATATCTTCAAAAGTTATACTTAATTCATTAATCTCATTACTTATCCCCGGCAAATCTTCTGTTAAAGGTTGCATGTAAAGAGTGCTTTCTATTATTAAGTCTTCTCCAACTGCTCTTATTCTATCAAAATTTACATTCATATATTCTATATTACTATAATATTCATGATGGTCATATTCTAATGTACCATACTCTGTTTGATTTAATATATCTAATATTTGTACATCACCGTTACTATCAGTTTTTTCTGTTTTTGTCTCTTGCTCGCCAATTTCATCACTACTTGTTATTGTTATATCTGCACCTTCTACTGGATCTTCAGTGCCATATTCTAAAACAGTAAATTCAAACCCATAAAGTAATTCTTCAAATTTTAATGTATCTAAATTAAATTCCATATCAATACTTTCTATATAAACTTCACCCTCATCCTCATCTATATCAATATCCATAGCAGGAGAAGGCATTATTATATTTTTATTTATTGGTCTATCCTGTGGTTGTGTAAACGGAAAACCCATAAACTACACCTCCTGCACCTGCACAGTTGTCTCATTACCATCAGTAGGAGCAGATGCAGCAGTTAATACGATTCTACCCCCATCATATCTAGGAAATCCTTGTATCGGACCATATACGTTATGTTCATTGTTATGAATAGTAAAACCTAACAACTCACCATCAGCACCTAAATAATCAAGGTACTCCTCATCAAGTTTAAATTGAAATTGCACATCAAGATCTTCCCCTGACTGATTATCAATTCTAACTATTATTTTATCTCTATTTGGTACACCAATATCAGAAGTTACCTTTTCTGTATCTGTACCGTTCCAAATAATAGTTTCTTCTGCAAACAAATTAACATTTTTTGCAACATGTTTAACACCATTAAATTCTCCAATCACACTATAATACCTCCTTTTTCATATTCAATTTCATATTCTATTGAAATCTATCAACAGAATAATTATTATCATCTATAAATTCTTTAACCATATCATTAATTGAAACAAAAGAACCATCTTCTTGTTTAGCTAAAAGTTCTGCACTATATCTACCATAAATACCTAATTTATGACTCCTGACAAACAATCTATCTTTATCTTTATATTTATTAATTAGTTCTTCTAAATACTTAGTCACTTCAATTCCTGCTTTATTTTCTTCTTCAGATATTGGTCTCCAAGTACTAGGTGCAGTATATCCTGACATCCTAAATTTTGCTTTATAACTCATACCAAAACCAACATCTAAAGTAGCGTCAATGGTATCTCCATCGAGAATTCTATTAATTTTCTTAACTTTAAATTCATATACGTGTCCAATGAATGTTGACATAAAGTCTAAATCTCCTTTATATTATTAATTAACTTTTATTATTTCAATATCATTATCATCCTGACTGCTAACAATTTTAATACTTTCTCCAAGCATATTGCTAAAAACTCCGTTAACTAAAGCCCAAAAGTCTTCTCCGTCATCTTCGTCCAAATCATACTGGTCTTTAACCACTTCTTTTGCTTTCTTCCACTTCTTTTCAGCTTCTTCTACAGAAATATTGTGTTCTTCTGCTTTTTGTTTAACCATATCTACTGGCATATAAAATTCACCTCTTTATTTTTTATTTTCTATCTAATAATTGCTCTACAACGCTAACGGTTTTATCTTTTGTTATTTTTGTTTTTTCAGAAAGTTTGCCTTCATCTCTCCATCTTAAAAACAATTCCTCATACATATCCATAAGTGCGTGATCTAAATCTTTAATATTATTAGGAAGATCAGGATTACTTCTTAATACTTCATTAATATCATTAACAAGGTCAGGATCTTTAGGTCTATCTCTTTCTGACGCTACATAAGCCGCAACTATTTGAGCAGCTGCATCTGTCATTTTATCCAAATTATCTATTATTACTTTATATCTATTTCTCATCTTATACCACCTCTCATAAAATTTTAAAATAAACAGAAGTTAATCCCTTATTCATAAGGAACATTAATAAACTCTAAAACATCTTTTAGCTTTAAATGATTCATACAGTAATTCCATAATTTAGGATGAGTTTTTTTCAATCTTTGAAATCTATTAGGTTCTTCTTCTAAATGCACACCAAACATACAAAAAATACAACCTGTTCTCTGTTCTTTTGTTGTATAAAATTCACCATTCTCATTTTCTTTTATTTCTCCGTATATCTTTTTACAATAAGGTATGTTATATTTTTTAATATACTCTAAAATATCAGTCTTTTTCCAAAAGGATAAAGGTCTAGATTGAGGTTTCTTTAAATCAAAAGCATTACATCCATATCTCAAATAATTATTTTTTCTATACATACTTTCAGTAGCCATAGTACCTACATATGGTTTTCTATCAGTAAGCTTCTCAAACTTATGAAATGGTCTTTTCTTCATTACATTACAACATTGGTAGCCAACTTTAAAATCTGCTTTATCTTTTATTTCAAGATTCTCTCTATCAATAACATCAAAAAATTTATGCAACCATTTATCTGATAACTTACCTACTTGAGTCTTTTTACCGTTTTTCATCCTGCCAGTTAATCTAGTTCTTCTGGTAGCTTCATTATTTTCTGTAGGATTTTGAAGATCTCTTATAGATCTTGCTGTTCTTTTAGAAATTACAGGATATCCATATTCGTCAATAACTTCCTTAAAACTTTTTTCTGGAAAAACCACATAAATGTTATCTTCAAAATAATATTTAATTCTTACCTTGCCTTCTTTATATTCTTTTACTTTATCTTTATTCTCAATAAAAGAGTACACAAAATCTACTAACTCAGGATATTCTAAACCAGTATTGGAGAACAATAAAGGAACATCAGAATAATTTCTATGAACTAAATCAGCCAATACTGTAGAATCCACTCCTCCACTAAAAGAAATATAAGTACCTTCCCAATTTTCGTACCATTCCTTTATTCTTAACAAAGACTTTCTTTCTTTTATTTCTAAATCATATTGCTTAAACTGTTCAAATAAATTTTTATTCATATCCCTCCACCTTAATCAAAAATAACTAACAAATTTATCCTCATATACCTCCTTAATAGCTTCCTCTACAAAATCAGAGTTAAAATCGCTTCTTATTATCTTATCAAAAAGATAGAATAAAATCTCTTTCTTATCCAGATCATCAAAATCAAATTCATCTAATATTTCTAAAAATAAGTTTAATAAAAATACAACAGCTTCTTTAGATCCTTTTCCTGATAAAAAATAAGGGATAAGTCCAAGAACAATACCTATTGCTATAAAAATCATATTATTAATAGTCAAAAAATCCAATTTTTACACCTCCTTAAAAATAATCATAATATTCAGCAATATTAAAACAAAAAAACATTAACCTAAAACAGGACATTTGTCCTAATTGTAATTTTAATAAAAATGGAGGGGGCAAAGGGAATCGAACCCTCACTTGGAGATTGGAAGTCTCCGGCTCTACCATTTAAACTATACCCCCTCTTAAATTTTGGAGACAGTAGTCGGACTCGAACCGACACAAAGAGGATTTGCAGTCCTCCGCCTTAACCAATTCGGCCATACTGTCTTATAAATCCTTTAAAAAATTTTTATTTCTTTCATTAAGTTCTATTCTATCAAAAGGAACTTCATAATTATATTCATAATTATATTCTCCTGTTTCTTCCATCATTTTATTATATTGCCTTGTATATTTTAAGCTTGCATCTTTCATTTCTTCTTTTTTCTTATATAATTCTTTAAATCTTTTTAATAACTTTTCAGATATCTCCATTTTAATCCTCCTGTATTAAAGAAATAACTTGTCTAATTCCTGACTTATTTCTTTTAAAATAATTATTTCTTTACTACTAAATTTCTCCTTATACCCATCCGTATCTAAACCCTGTTCTATCTTATATCTATCAGAGTTAAAATTATCATTAATTAAATAATTTGAAGCCTCTAATCGATATAAAATTTTACTCAATAATTTAGAATACGGAAAAATACAAGATTTATTAAATGTAAATTCGTTTAATAATTTTTTATAATTACTATTAGTTTGCATTAAATGATATAAAAACTTATGCAGAACACTATAATTTTTAGGAATATCTTCTTTTTCCATATTTGCAAGTATAAACTTAATCTTATCATCTGGATACTGTCTCGAATTTAATTTATCTTTTAACTTTTCAATTACACTCATTATTTTATACCTCCAAGCAAAAGATAAATGGCTGTGGGGGAGGGTTTCGAACCCCCAACCTTCTGGTTAACAACCAGCTGCTCTACCATTGAGCTACCCCACAAAAATAAAAAATCAAATAACATATCTATCATTATATTTTACATGTCTTAAATAAATACTATCAAAAAGACCTAATTTACCCTTTACTCGAATCTGAGAGAAATAATCCAAAAAAGAATCTTTTTTATCAGAAAAACTTTCTTTATCATAATTTTCAGGAACAATTATCCTGCAAATAATAACCCAGTTATCTCCCCCATAATAATTATAAGTACTTTCTTCAATTAAAAACTCACTTTCATACATATAACCATATATTTCTTTTATCTTTTCTCTAATTTCTTTTATTAAATCTATCAAATCTTCTGTTTCCAATTTAAACTCCCCTTTCAGATAAATAATATATGGCGAGGATAGGGGGATTCGAACCCCCGTTATCAGCGTGACAGGCTGACGTGTTAGACCTGACTACACTATACCCCCGTAATTGATTTAGGTGCTTATAATTCCATCACATTCTAAACATATTACATCTTTTTTACCTGCTAATAATCTTATAACTAAATCTCTTTTACATTTAGGACATTTTTTATTTTCTGGATGTGGTTTATATAATGCCATAATATCTACCTCGTCTATTATATAATATTTTTAAAAATTAATGGCACAGGCAGGAGGACTTGAACCTCCACTAGCAGATTTGGAGTCTGCTCTTCTACCAATTGAATTATGCCTGCAAATAAATTAAAAAAGTAAAGTGGGGATGGTGAGATTCGAACTCACAACCTCTTCCCTCTAATGGAATAAAGGGTTGCTGTTAATGTTTTTGGAATTTTCATCGTCATCAAAACATATTTTAAGTGCTCTGCCAATTGAGCTACATCCCCAAAATTGTATATAAAATGGAGGAGAGCGTGGGACTCGAACCCACACGCCTGTCGGCTTACTGGATTTCAAATCCAGCTCCTTGCCAATTCGGTCAGCCCTCCTAAACTTATTAAGCTTATGGCATCAGGGGCAGGGATCGAACCTGCAATACAGGATTCAAAGTCCTGTGTCCTACCAATTAGACCACCCTGATCAAAAGTTTAAACATATTAGAATTGTCTAGCTGAAATCTTCATTAAATTTTCGTTACAGTAAGGACAAAAATAAATATGAGGAAGTAAAAAATTACTTTCTATTTCTGATGCTATCCATTGTTTAGTTTCAGGCTCAAAATAGATTTCTATCCAATTAGGCTTTTCTTCACAACTATGCGAAATATTTGCTTCTATAACCATAATTTTAATCTCCTTTTTTAATTATAGTTAGCAAATCAGAATTAATCATCAAACTCAATTAAAGAAATATCTATACTCTTTGCCAAATCAACTGCCTTATGCTCTAATTCTGTTATATTCTCTACTGGCTGATATTCTCGGCATATTTTCTTAAGAAGTTTAGCTTCTTCTTCTGAGAAACGGAAGTTATAATATTTTTCTTTTGTAACCTCCATTTAGACACCTCCAAGAAGATATTTTGGCGGGAGAGGCAGGATTCGAACCTACACACCTTTCGGCTTAAAATGGTTAGCAACCATTCCCCTTACCTGATTCGGACACTCTCCCTTAAAAATCAAACACAATAAAAAAAAAGATTTGGAGGTGGAAAAGGGAATCGAACCCCCAACCTGATCATTACAAGTGATCTGCTCTACCTAATTGAGCTATCCCACCTTAACCAATAACAACTATTAAAAATTACTAATAAAAATAATTTAAACTTTTATTAAATCTAACTCCCTTAACTCGTCTCCTTTTGAATAAGGATGATCAGAGTACATACTAGTAGAATAAAGATATCCATCCCAACATTCTATAGTTATTTGCTGTTCAGTCAATTCCAAAGTATCATTATGAGTGCTTACATGAGTATCTCTAGAATAATGCACTTCTTTAACTACAGGATTAGGAGGATTTATCATATCTTTCATAAAATCAATAACTTCTTTTTTACTAATTAATTCTCCCTCAAATTCTTCTTTAAATTCACTTAATTTTTTCTCAAACCATTTACCTCTCTTTAGCAAATCAACCATAAAATAACCTCCCTAGATATTCATAATATTTTTATTAATTAAATTCACTTCTTTTCGCCTACAAACATTACTACCTCATTTTCATCAGATAAAACTTTAAACCCACAACTAAATTTAGAATCATTAACATCCCCGTAAAAATGCATACAATCTTTACATTTATCAAAAGGTATCTCTTGAAAATCAATAATAGGACAATTTACTACTTTTAAGTCAAATTCCTCACTATAACTTATCTCTCTTTTTATTAAATCAGTCCGACTCCTTCTTTCATTGTTAAAGTTGTTTCTATACAATGTGGATCTTTGTCGAACTGTCTCATTTCATACATCATTTCAGCAAAATCCCATGCCAATGTGTAATATTGAATAATTAAACTTCCTCTTTCTAAATTTCCAAGTCTAATTATTTCTACAAAATGTTCGGGAGTTATTTTATATTTTCTTTCGATTTTTATTTTAGATTCTTTTTTCATTTAATCTCCTCCCTTTAACTTCCATTCAAAAGTAATAATCTGATTTTCCCAAGTTTTAGGTGCCTATTACTTTAACTTATCGTAATAATCACCTTTCCGAACTAAAATATCTTCTTTGACAAAATCATCAGCAACTTCAATAATATCTTCCTTTTCTATATCATTGTTATATTTCTTAACTTGATTTAAAATTTCTTCGGGAGTAAATTTACTGTTTTTTTGAGTGATTAATGATGAAATCATAAATCTATTCAAGTCAAATAAACATTCTTTAAATACATTACTCAAACTAGACACCCTCTCTTTAGGAATAAAAATTGGGGAGATGGAGGGGACTCGAACCCCCACTTCCAGACCCACAATCTGACGCTCTAGCCATTTGAACTACCATCTCCACGACCATCCCCCATATTTTTATTTTAACCCATTTAAAATAGAAATTAAATTATCTGCATCTACTCGTTGCATAATCTTTTCATCATCAAGATAAATATCTACAAATCTACCATCCATAGTCTTGTAAGGCACAAAAGCTAAAGATTTACCGTTACTCTTTAATGTTAATTCTACAAATTCTCCTGCCATTATCTTTCCCCCTTTTTTAATAAGTTAAATATTTTGAGATAACAGTTGGTTTTCCAACCTTAATCTAATATTATTTAACTATTACTATATTCAAATCATTTTTGGATGCAGGAGGGGGAATCGAACCCCACAGGTCGGCGTATGAGACCGATGAAGGTACCACCCTTCAGCTCCTGCATACTATTTATATACTACTTCTCCTCCACCTGATAAACTCGTTCTAAAAAAAAGAGAACTTGTAGCAATACTAAAATGAATCAAAAGATATTCATCTCTTAAAAAAACCATACCTAGAATTATACTAAAATAAAATAAAAAACATTTAGTTAATATAAAATACCAAACTTTCTTTAACATATCTAGCTCCCTTAAACATATCTATTTAAAAATCAAAAAGCCCAAATAGTTAATACCCCTGATAAAATTAAAGAAATAATAACTGCTATAGTTAAAAGACCAAAAAATGCACCTATATTCCCTGTCCCTCCACTATGATGTTCTTTTTCAAAAAAAGCCGAGTAACCTAAAATACTTCCAGCTAAAAACAATAAAAAATGGAATAGAAAGAAAACAATAATAAGATAATAATCCACTAACAACTCACTCCTTATATTTTACAAAATAAATGGTTGTGGTGGGTGGACTTGAACCACCAGCCACCCGGATATCAGCCGGACACTCTATCCAATTGAGCTACACCACAATGGTTGAGCCAGCAGGACTTGAACCTGCAACCTGTCGGTTATGAGCCGACTGCTCTAACCAAATTGAGCTATGGCTCAAAAACAAAATGGTGGAGTCAGGGGGAATCGAACCCCCAACCCCCTGCTTGCAAGGCAGGTGCTCTCCCAATTAAGCTATAACCCCACCGATAATAACTAAACAGTAACTACATCATATCTTTCGTCACTTAATACATCTATCATTAAATCATAAGCGTTAGTTGCTTCATTATCAACAGCCCATTTAAATATATTCGGACTGCATCCACTAACCATCTGAAATCCAGTTTCATCCATCTTAACTGGCACTTGATCTTGTCTGGAATCAACATTCCAAAAAACCAGCAATGGCATATCGTATTTAGTTACAGAGAATTTATCAGCTATCTTCTGCATTAAAGTTCTTTTATCCGTTATACTATCTCTTTCATAACCATATGGAGAACATCCTCTAGCGTGGTCAAATTCCATATCGCTAATGATATATAACTTCTGAGGTATCTCATCAGGATCTAATTCATATTCTTCAGCAGTTTTTAATATTAAGTCAAAAACTGCCTCTATATCAGTATTATTATCCCAATGAGCATCCCCCATGTTATTTATTTTATCATACAAATTATCTCCTTTTACTTCAATTAATTCTGGTTCTGAACTAAAAGTTATGAACTTGTTCTTTAACCCTTCTGCTTCATTGTGTTCAGCAAAATACAACCCCAAAGACAACGCTACTGTTGCAGGTAAAGGTAAAGAGTCATCCCAGAACATACTTCCTGAGGTATCAACTACTGCTATAGCGTTTCTTTCAGTACAATCAAATTCAGGAAGAGAATTCCACTGGGCATTCAACATTTTCTTATCATTGCTACT